CTTAACAGATGTAGCAGACCCAAATAGATTAGAAATACCTGCTGGTGCTTGGAATTTTGAAATGTATTTTAGTGCATCATCATCGGGGGGAACTCCTGCATTCTATGTTGAATTACTAAAATATGACGGCACAACTTTTACATCTATTGCATCATCGTCAGCAGTTCCTGAAGCAATTACAAGTGGGACTATCATTGACTTGTATTTGACTTCATTAGCAATTCCTCAGACAACTTTATTATCTACTGATAGATTAGCAATAAGAGTTTACATTGTCAATAGTACGGGCGGTAGGACTATTACAATGCACACCGAAAATTCACATTTATGTGAGATAATTACAAACTTCGCAGGTGGAGTAAGTGCTTTTAATGGTTTGACTGCAAATACTCAATACTTTGCAACGGGTACAAGTGGAACAGACTTTGCGATTAGTTCAGCAACAGACACACATACATTCAACCTACCAACTGCAAGTGCAACCAATAGAGGTGCATTGAGTTCTGCTGATTGGTCAACATTTAGCGGTAAGGTTGGCGGTAGCGGTACATCGGGACAAGTCGCGTATTGGAATGGAACCAATAGTCAGACGGGTGATAATAATTTAGTTTGGAACTCTGCAAGTATTAGGCTTGGAATTGGTAGAACACCTTCAGCGAGAAGACTTGAAATACAAGTAGGTAGTGGAGGAATTGCTTCTGCATTAGGAATGTTTGATGGCGGAGGTTCTTTAAATAGTATAATTGGTATAGATACTCCAACTACAACTGATTTACAAATAGCGACTGTACAAGGTATTAGATTTTATACGGGTTCAACATTAGGCAATATTGTAACAATGCCTACAAATGAAAGAATGCGTTTGTTTTCAACGGGCAATCTCCTGCTCCAAAACGGAGGCACATTCACCGATGGCGGTCAGCGTTTGCAGGTGCAGGGTGATGCGTTTATAAAGGGTAGTGGAGCAACGAGTGCGACAACGGCATTGACTGTGCAGAATAGTGGTGGAAGCAATGCATTTAGAGTAAGAAATGATGGCACTATTTTATTTGGGAATGATTCTAATAATGTTTGGATGTTCCCATATACAACTTATGATACTCTTGATGTTAATGGTCGTAATCTTGCTATATATCCATTGCAAGGCAGTATATCAATAGGCGGTGGTTCTCAAATACAAACTTCAGGAACTCAAAATAATTTAATAACCAAAGGAAGATTTCAACCATCAAGCGGAACGGCAACTTTTACTGAAATTAGAAGTGAATCGTTCATCAACCAAACCGGCGGTGCAAACGGCATCACAAGGGGATTGTACGTTAATCCCACCTTAACCGCTGCTGCTGATTGGCGTAGTATTGAATGGTCAAACAATAGCGGTTGGGGATTGTATGGGGCAGGGACTGCTGCCAACTATCTTGGTGGTAGATTAGCAATTGGTAACGTATTAGCGAATTCAATTTATGCATTAAATGTTGAGGGCATTTTAAATGTATCAAGAGCAACGGGTAATCCTGCTTTATCATTTAATAATAGTGCCGCAGCATCAAGTTCAATAGCATATCTTGAAGCAACTGCATCAGAACTTCATATATACGCACATACAGGAAGAAACATTTCATTCACTTCGGGTGCTGCCGCAAGTCGTACAATGACCCTCACCGCAGCAGGGCGATTGCTTTTGGGAACAACAACCGAATCAACCTTTGCTCTCGATGTCAACGGCACTGCGAGGGTGAGTGATAACTTTACTGTGAGCAGGAATCAGAATACTGTTACTGAATTATTAATTAGCAACACAACATCTGGAACTGGTGCTTATCCAAGTGTTAGGTTATTATCAGATGCATCATCAGGTTCTTGTGTAATTGGTAAAAATTCAACTACGTTTACAACGTATAAAATTAATTCACCTAAAGATTTAGTTATTTATAATAACCCAACGGGTGGTGACATTGCAATATTAAATGACTTTGCTTCAGGTTCTATAAAATTCGCAGCAGGTGGTTCATCAACTGCTCACATGACACTTGCTTCAAATGGCAACCTCCTTGTGGGAACTACGACTGATGCGGGGGAGCGGTTGCAGATTAACGGAACTTCAAGGTTTAGTTCAACACTTCAAATTACAGGGAACGGAACAAAAATAAATTGGTTTAATTCAGGTTTTGAGAATTGGTTTGCGGGAACAATTCTAAATTCAACATCATTTTCAATAAGTAGTGCAACGACTTCTAATATACTTACACTTTTTACCACAGGAGCAGCAACATTCTCAAGTAGTGTAACGGCAGGTGGAGGAACAAATAACGCATCAGCAATTCTACAAGCAGATTCTACTACTCGTGGATTCCTACCACCTCGGATGACAAATGCACAGAGGAGTGCAATAAGCAGTCCTGCGGTTGGTCTTATTGTTTACTGCACAGATTTGGTTGAGGGATTATATGTTTACAAATCTACAGGATGGACATTCGTAATTTAAAAATTTAAACAAATATAAAAATGGCAAAACAAATCTCACCCCTCACAGTATGGGTAAATGGCGAAAGCAAACAAGCAGAGTATTTTCAAGTGACTTGCATTAATGACAACTACGAAAATTCAGCAACGAATTATTGGCAGTTGTTCACCAAAGTTGTAGATGCTGAAGGTGTTGAATCTCAAGGTGAGCAAGTTGCTCAAGGTAATCTCACCATTGATGGTGCGGATTACATCGCATGGGGAGACCAACCTGCAATGGCAATCAACGCATGGATTTACAATTGGAGTGCTGAGAAACTTAATCTGACCATTATCTAATGAGGATCAATCGGTCAATCATATCAAACCAAACTGAGTCGGTTCCCGTAACACGAACCCTCACCATTAATGGTACAACGTATGACCTAACGGCCAATCGTACCTGGACTGTTAGTGGTGGGGGAGTGACGGGTAGCGGTACTACCAACTACCTATCCAAATGGACAAGTAGTAGTGCATTGGGTAATAGTTTGGTGTATGATAATGGCACAAATGTACTTGTAAATACAACTACTGACCAAGGGCAAAAGTTCCAAGTCAATGGTGATGCATTGGTTTCTGGTTTATTGACAATTAGTGGCTCAACTGTTCTTCCTGCAACCACTGCTGCAAATCTTAGGATTGCAAGTGGTTTCTCGTCTCCTGTCATCGGAAGGATGTACATCGGTGATGGTACAGGGTGGAAGTTCCACATGTCAAAAAGGCTATCATCAACTACAACTGATTTGATAACTTTCTTTGATAACGGCTCTATTCAGACTACTGAACCAACCGGATACACCGCCAAACCTTGGAAGCTTGGTGATGTCTTTAGTGGTACTATAACTCCAGATAGGCATATAATGGTAGAAATAGATGGCAACATTTATACTATACCGGCACTTTTAGGCACTCCATAATGTATTTTTTTAGTATTTTTATACCTAAATTATAAACTATGAACTTGACAGAACTGAAGGCACAAGCCTATGACATCCTTGCTCAAATTGAATACTTGCAGAAGCAACTTCAAGACACTAACGCAAAAATTGGCGAAGAACTCCAAAAAGAGAACAACGAAAATGGATAAAAAAATTAGTGCATTACCGATTTCATTTGAGCAGTTCAGCAAAGACCCAGTAAAAGGTTTTCTGTTCATTACACTTATTGCGATTGGTTACTTGTATGTAGACCAAAAGATGCAATACACCGAGCAGATTGAACGGCAAGGAAGCAAGATAGAAAAGTTAGAAGCAAAGATTGATGCTCTTGGGATTCAACTCAAGAGGTCTGATTCATTGCTCTCTGCTACAACATCTAAAATCTTAGTCCTTCAAGAACTTGGTAAAATCAAATGAAACGATTAATTGTATTACTATTTATCTCATCATGTGCCAACCCTGTCAAAGAGGAGAAAATCCTTTTTGATGGGGTTGATACTATCCTTATGCAATCAAGGGAACATATTGATACTATTGTAAAGTTCCTCCCAAAAGTTGACAAGCACATTGAGAAAGCAGAGAAGCAAGTATTGCTAAACGTATTAAGCATCAAATTGCAAAATGCTAAACTCAAAGAGGATGCAAAAATAGTCAAGACTATTACGATTAGAGATACCATTATCATTAAGGAAAAGACTAATTTTTGGGGTAGAAAGAAAACTTCTACCGATTCCATTTCATCAATTGACTCAACAGAACAACAATGAAACAATTCTTTTGTGAAGAAAACGGCAGACTATCAATGAAGCGACTTTGCGGTTTTACTTGCGTAGTCATCATCTGCGTTACAATGTACCATAACTCATTCTACGAAACTGAACCAAGTGAAGCACTTGTTTACTCTGTATCTGCTCTTGCGTTTGGTTGCCTTGGTTTGACAAGTGCAGAGAAAATATTCAAGAAGGATGAGAACAAAGATTGATGCACCAAGGTTGTTGCTCATTGCAATTGCATTGCTTTTGTTATTCCTTTGGGTAACATCTTGCAATCCAGTAAAGAGAGTTCTCAACAACCAAGAGATGTTGGAAGAAGTCGCAAAGGTTGTGGTAAAAGGTGGATGGTGTGCTTCAGACACTACCTTTATTGTAAAGTCAGACACCTTGGTTGAGGTTGATACATTGGTAAGGATTGATACCCTTACTGATACCTATGTACTTAATGATACAACCTACATCACCAAGTGGAAAACAAGAGAGATTACGAAGTCTATCACCATTCACGATACCATCAAGTCCTTCATCGTTGACAATGCTCGTGTGAGGTTATTACAGGCAGATTCAGCACGTTTAACGGGAGAGGTGATACAATGGAAAGGAAAAGCAGATAGTCGCCTAAATTGGTTGTTATCTCTTTTGGTTATAATTGCACTTTTTATATATCTAAAACTTAGGAAATGAAATTGTCAGAGCATCTTGATTTGTCAGAAGTAACAAGAAGCGAGTCAGCAAAACGTAAAGGAATAAGCAATATGCCAACAGAGGCACACATTGCAAATTTTAAGTTATTAGCGGAGAAGATATTTGAACCAATAAGAACACACTTCAGATGCCCAATTATTATCTCATCCGGATATAGAAGCAAGGAACTCAATGCTGCAATTGGTGGATCATTGACCTCACAACATTGCCAGGGCGAAGCGATTGATATAGACATGGATGGCACACCAAATGGAGTGACCAATAGGATGGTATTTGATTACATCAAGGATAACCTTGAATTTGATCAGCTAATTTTTGAGTTTGGTGATAAAGAAAACCCAGATTGGGTACACGTTTCCTATGAGTCAAGTGGTAAGCAAAGAAAGCAGATACTAAGAGCTATAAGAACTAACGGCAAGACTTCGTATCTGCCTTATTAAGGTTGAGCATAATGATTGTTTTCACCCCTTCATGTCTATGAGGGGGTTTTTTCATATTATTAAAAAAAATATATATCTATTTTGTGTTTTGTATGTATTAAGTATATATCTTTGCTTTATAAACAAAAACAAATAGCAATGAAAGAAATTAGAGAACTAAGAAAACAAAAGGGTTTAACCCAAGAAAAGTTGGCATCACTTAGTGGTGTTACAACAGTTACAGTTAACAGAGCAGAAAACTCTGGTAAGATGAGGCAATCAACTTATATCAAATTGGTCAACACATTAAACCAACTCCAAGATGCTATATCTATGCCTGTTGCTTCTGGCTTGTAGTTTAGTGGGGATAGTGATGATTAATTATGACAAGAGTAATGTACAAAAAATGGTACAACGCAGAACCTTATATCAAATCCCGTCAGCGTTCTGGGATGAGTACAACTCACTCACACTTGACATCTACTATATGTCAAAAGGAAGTGCAGAAGCCATCAGGTACAAGATTGAAGATTTTGAGTACAAGTATAGCCAAACTGTTGACCAAATGGTTTACAACGATAAAATGGCAGAGATACTAAGGTGCTACCAAACAAAGCAAGAATTTTTAAACAATAAAACAAAGCAAAATGGGACTAACTAACAGTCAAGGCGGATCAAAAGTGTTTTTAAGCATCAGTAACGGAAAACTCGTGAGGAGTTTTAAAGAAAAGACAGAAGGTGCGGTGTCTCGCATCAACAAGGCAGGTCGCGAAGTCTATGAGATGTTCTATGACTCTCTTGATGGAACAATCACAGAAGTCGGCACAAAGGAAAGCGACTATGGTAAGTTCCTTGTCGTGCAAGTTGAGTCAAATGGTGTGAATTATCAGCTTGAGATGAACTTCTCATCTGGTTATAGTGCATCTTTTCTCAAGACACTTCCAAATGTCAACCTATCGCAAAGGGTACAAATCACCCCAAAGCTGACAATTGAGGGTGACAAGAAAAAGTCAGTATGCTTCCTCAACCAAAATGGTAGTGGGTTAAAATGGGCATTTACTCGTGAGAACCCAAATGGTATGCCTGACCTGGTTAAGATCAAGGTAAAAGGCAAAGACACTTGGGATGACTCAGATAGGATGGAGTTCCTTGAGAACAATGCCAAAAGCCTATTTGGTGCAAAGGCTGAAGAATCAGATGAAGTTCCTTTTTAGTTAACAGAGTCAGGTAGCACGTAATGGGTAAATGGTTAACTCATCCTTAATAATGGTTGTGCGTTGCAGGTTCGAGTCCTGCTCTGACTCCTCACTTTTAAACAAACACTAATGCAAAATTTCAACATTGACATCAACAAAGGCCGAATTGAGTTCGTGGACAATCGGTTTTATGCTACTGAAAACGGCAACTATGTGCCATCAGTTACAACAATTCTTGAAGCCTATCCAAAAGACGCAGCCTTCTTTAAATGGCTCAAAGATGTGGGGCAAGATGCTGACACCATTCGTGATGAAGCAGGGCGCAGAGGGTCACTTGTGCATGAACTGACTGAGCAATATGACCAACACCAAGAAGTGACATTTGTCAACCAATATGGAAAGCCTAAGTACAAAATGCTTGAGTGGGCGATGTTTGAGAGGTATGTTGACTTCTGCAATACACAGACTCCAAAGATGCGAATGATGGAGATGCACTTCTCATCTGATGTGCTTGGGTTTGCAGGCACAGTTGACAGAGTGCTTGAGATAAATGGAAAGGAGTACCTTATTGACATCAAGACATCCAACAATATGCACGAGTCATATTGGTTGCAACTTGCAGCCTACAATCAACTCCTGCTTGAGTACAATTACGAGGTTGAAGGTGTGGCAATACTTTGGTTAAATGCCAAGACAAGAACATACGGTAAAAATGGAGCAATCCAGGGTATTGGTTGGCAGTTGCTCACCAGAACACTTGCAGAATCAGCAAGGGATTGGGAGGTATTCCAAACAACATTTAACCTTTGGAAGTCAATCAATGAGGACATCAAGCCAAAAAGAACATCTTACCAAATAACATATCAGAAAAATGAAGGATAAAATAGTAGAAGAAATAGTAGCAAAGTTTAGAGAGAGATCAGAGCGAGGAATAACCAAATATGGGTCAACCTTAGAGAGGAATGATTTGGATGTTGAGCAATGGATGGAACATCTTCTCGAGGAACTTATGGATGCGTGCCTCTATCTTCAACGTATGAAAAAAGATATCAATGGGTAGTTCAGTTGTATCATGTATCCATCACCTAAAGTTAGCTGATGAGTATGCAAAGGACTTTGTTCGGTCAGCACCTGGCACGCGAGGAGCTACAATATTTGCTAATTATTCGTTAAAGCTAAATTGGATACTTAGAGATGTTGTAACTTACCCTCACTTTGATGATGAGATAAGAGAAGCGATGAGAAATGAGATAGCAAGTGATTGCTTTTCTTACGAGTCACTAACTGAGAAGTTAGCACTTCTTAACCCTCATCAACGCGAAGAACTTGATGGACTGCTTACCGATATTCTCAAAGGAAAAACAATTGAAGTAATAATTAAATAAACTATGGAATCAGGTATCAATTATTTAATCAGTCATGCTTTTTGTCAGAATTGCAGTTACAAATGGACTGCGGTAGTTGAGGTTGAGTACATACAATTGACAGAAAATAAAGAATATAAAATGCCTGAATTCTTGGAATGTCCTGAATGTAAATCTGAGTTTGCTGATTATAGCGGAATCATCACCGATGAAGAATTTAAAAACAAATATTTCAAAAAATAAAAAATGGAACAAAAATTATCTGGAACTATTTTGATTTCTGAATCTTTTGGTATTGAAAATAAAAATAATTTTAATACTAAACATTTTAAAATAAACCAACAAAAAATTACACCTTACGAAATTTGGCAACTTGAAACTTATGGCAACATTATCAAAGAAGATGAAACGCAACATGATGTTGAATCCGAGTTGGATTAAATGTAGACTCTGCAAATCTTTATACACTATAACACTTAAAAAACAATCACTATGTCCGAAATGCAATTGCCTAAATGGGGTGACCTCAACACCTACGAAAGACACAAACTCCTTGGGGAGTTAATTGATGCCATGATCTACTCTGGCGAAGCAGTCCAACACTTACAAGCAACAGTTGAGCAGTTTAGGTTGATGGGGTATGTTAGGTCTATAATTTTGCCTGACAATGACCACAATGACTTATGCCCTGAGTGCAATGGTAAAGGCTGCGAAGAATGTACAATCATCTTAAATAATGAACTATGAACACAGCTATTTCAAAATTAATGAAAGACTTGGTGCAAAATGGTATGCAAGTTGACTTTGCGAAGTATTTACAAATGGAACGTGATCAGATACAAAATGCCGTCATTCATGGTCTTGAGAATTTTGGTTATGGAAGCGATTGGAAAGTATTTATAGCACAAAACTACTACAATGAAAAGCACCTTGGAATTACGGGACTACCAGGAGGAGATAAGTGATAAGGCGGTTGAACTGCTGAAGAAGTACAAGATTGCTTATTTGGCGATGCAAGTTAGAACAGGCAAGACTCTTACTGCTATGGCAACGGCCCACAAGTTTGGTGCTAAGTCAATCCTATTCGTGACAAAAAAGAAAGCCATCATTGATATTGTCAACCAAT